TGTGGCCCCTAGTTGTGCTTGCGTATATCCAAGTTCTGTTTTCCTTTCCCCTATTCGGGTATCTAGTTTCTGCCCTACCGCTCCTGCACTTGTCCCGGCGCCTCCGACGGCTCCCCGGGCGGCCGCTAGTACATCCTGCATCCCTTTCTGTTCTTCCGCGGCCTCTACGGCATACTGCCGTTGCGTGATTGCTTCATGTAAGCTATTGATCTGCTGATTATACGCATTCAGTTTCTGTTGCGCTTCAAATAGATATTTATCTCGTTCAGTACGTTGTTCTAGCTGGAAGGGCGATTCCTTTACTTCTGCAGGCATATCAGGCAAGGACTTTTTCACCTTGTCGCCAAGCCCTCCCAACGCCGGGAGGGCTTTATCGATCACGCCTCTTATGTTCTTATTTTGTATTTGTTGGGTTGTATACCCGGTATAGTACTGCTGGAGTAAATCTAGATTCCGGCTTGCCTGCTTTTTAGTTAAATCAATCCTGCGTAGGGTTTGTTCTACCGTCAAGTCTTTCTGGTACTGCTGTGCCCCATAAGAGATAAAATTAGCGGCTTGATTCATTATCATGGGGATTGCGGCAAGTACCGCGGTGGTAGTAGCGGGCTCCATTACACCTGCACCTCGATTTCAGGCATTATAGACAGTACCGTAAACGGTAGGGGTAGGTCCTGTTTCAAGACTACTTTTACTTCCTTTGCCATGCTACCCGGGAAACTCCTATCTATTAACCCGGTGTAAATCGGCACCGGCTCTCCGATGAGGTCTCCTCCCTGGATTGTGAGTAACCGTTCTGCTGTATCTTCGCTTTCTCCGATGAGTCCCCCCATACTCTTGTATACCCGTAGCATGACCTTGGAAATGCGCTTTAGTTTTGTGGATCCTCCGCTAGCGTCCAGGGGGACCGTGAGAGGGAAGGGGGCTAATAGTGCACTATAGGCGTACCCTATATGGAAAACTTTCGAAGCTCTTTCGTAGGTTACCTGTCCGCTAGATACTACGCGGTCCGGGAGTACTCCTCCGTCCCCTACTCCATTCACCGTCTGGCCCTCTAAATGAGTAAGGCCTGTCACGGTGTAGGTTTCCGTGCCGTAGGTTTTCACTACGCCGCAATCGATAAAATGCGCATCCTCTGACGTTTCCGCTGTTTCTATCTTCCATTTTTCTAGGGTTCTTCCGTTTGCCCTTTGTACGGATAGATACAGTACATCCATATTGTCCGGCCCCCGGATTACTACCATGTTTTCCACATTCGCACTAGGCCCGCCTAGCATAAATCGGCTCCAGGGGTATACGCCGCCTTGAATATTGAGGGCACACGCTAAAAGTTCCCCGTTTGTCTTACGAGCTATTAGATACGGCCAGGGATTTTGCATCACTTCCAGTTCTGCGATCCCTGGGGCAGTAATATGATCACTTAAGAGGGTAAGATTGAGGGGGGTAGCTCGGCCCGTATCCCCTGCATAGTACAGGTATCCAATTTGTCGGGCACCCCGCCGTACGTACACTACACCGCCTTCTGCACTCACCGCCTGTACGGATTCGCACCCGTACTCCGCCTGCCGCTGTAAATCAAAGCTGGCGGGAATAGGTAGGTCTTTTGTACTAGTGTATTCTCCCCGGTCTGTACCTATGAATATAAGGTACTGCGTCTCTAACCACAAGATGCGGCTTCCCTTCATGTCAGATTCAACCAATACGATGGCGTCCGATGGATTTGTGCCGAGGGTAAAATCCGTGTATCTGGTTGCCCCCGTCGCTGAGTCCGGGGGACGGGATAGCCAAATTGTGTAGGGGTCATTATTCGTTGCCGCTAGTACCGCTCTACCGTTGTATACCCCCACACTGGAAGGGTAGTTTCCACTGGTTGAAAATGAAACGCCTGTGAAGGTGATGGTGTTAAATGCCCAAGAAGTATCACTAGTCCGTACTAATGCCCGGGGCTGGTAGGATGGGTGTACAACCCACAAATCTGAACCTACCTGCGCCGCTTTTAAGGATGGTAAATCGGCCTCTGCATAGGGGGTTGCTATTTCTATCGGGCTTCCTCCCGATTGTAGCAGGGCATCATTTTTCCAGATTCGAAGAAATACTGCCGTAAACTCGATAAGGTAGGCTTCCCCGGCCGCATTGTAGAACGGGAATAGTACGGCTTTGTTTCCTAACCGGGGGGCGCCTACGTAGTAGGTCCCGCTCCGTAGCGTCGCCCCTCCTAACACATGCGGCAGAAAGTTCTTCATCTGTAGGCACCCCGCCTGCACTTGTGGCAAGTCTTGCCTCCCGGATAGCCTTTCTGAAAGTTCCCCTCCCTGAAAGTTATTGAGTAGGGCAATATACTTTGCCACTATCTACCCTCATCGTACCACGGCACGGGATCCTCGGCGAAATACCGGGCCGCCTCTTCTGCCATCGCGCGTTGCTGGGCCCGCTGGTACTCAATCTCCAGGTATTGCATAATTTCTTGCCCGGCCCCGTACTCTCGAGATAGTTTTTGACTGAGTATGATTACTATTAGGTGTCGCAAGTAGCGGGGCAGTACGGCGGGGCTTTCCGGCTCCGGCACATAGGTTAGCCATACTTCTTCCGCATCCGTAAGGAGCCCCTCCTCTTCGTACGCATAGTCTTCCCCTCCCGTGTCTATCTCGATTATCTTGATTAGATCGGAAGGTAACGCATATTTGTAGCGGAAGTAGTGGGGTGTTTCTACCGTACGGGCAAGCTGTACGGTTCGCTGTATGCTACGGTAGGGGTATCCCGTAAGGGCTTCCTCGATGGCCGCCCCTAAATGCTTGGTACAGTAAGCCCCATTCTGCCCATCCTCCAGATTAAGGATGGGAGTCTGCCCCAATTTCGCAAGGGAAAGATTTGATAGTTCTACCCAAGTAGCCGCGTAGGGAATCATTTCCTAGGTCTACCTACCGGTCGCTCGATCGGAACGGCTGTATCGAGGGTAACTTGTGTTTCTTTCTCCACCGGCTTTAGCCGTTTCTCAAAATTCTTTCCGATAACCTTTTTTAGCCGCTCTAGGGTTTGCTCCGGGATGTCATACACAATCCCGTCCGAGTATTCTTTGCACTCTGTGTTATCGTAAAAGGTTTCTATACAAAGGTATTCCATTGTATCCTCCGCTTCTAAAAGAATCCCCCTAGGCAAATGCCTAGGGGGTAAAGATTACGGTGTCTGTACGTCTCCTCCGCCCTCGATCCACGCTTCCACGGTCACTGCCGTAAAGGTTCCGGTCGATTTCGGCATTGCACTTGCACGTAGATACCTGCGGTACTCCTTCGGGATAGGGATCCGAAGAATTGTCCCGGCCGCTAGGGATGTAGCGGTTTGCTGTCCGCTTAGCAAATCATTGTAGGTAGAATTGTCTGCGGAATCCTGCAGGATCGGGATATAGGAATCGACAGATGCGAGCGCGGTGGTGTTTCGGAAACATACCACAAGCCCATCTTGGGGATGATGTTTCGTCCACTTGTCCACGGCTCCCAGGTCAAGAACGTCTGCCGAATACGCCTGTACGTCCTTTGTGGCAAGGCTGATGTTCCCAAATTTAAGTAAGGAATCTCTCATACTAATTTCCTCCTTTCCTAGGTTACGGCGGTTTCGGTGGAAGTAATGCATTCCGCCAATGCGATGGGGATCCCCATGATGTAGGTCACCGGCCCCATACCCTGGATGTCCCGGATCGTTAGGGCTCCGTTCTTCACGTCCCCGTAGGCAACCGCTTCCATCTGCCCTTTCAGGTCCCGGTTCATGAACACCACGGCATTCCGGCCTACGCTCTGCAGTTTGTTCCGTAACGTCGCAAAGGTCTTGAAATCAAAGGTGTTCGATGTTCCGGATATCTCAATGTTTGCGTAGCGCAAGAGGCACCGCTCGTTCCGCAGGACCAAGGCTCCCTCGATGGCGTAGTACCGTACCCAGGCGTACATTTGGCCAGTTCCATCGGGCGCATTGACTCTCTGTAAACCTTTGTCGATGTTTTTCAACCCGGGGCTACCGTCCCCCGGAGGGTAGGCGAGGTGGAAGGCGGACCTTCCAAACTCGATAATCCAGGCCGAAGTTGTATCTCCCCCAGATCCCCCGGCGCTTACGCAGTAAGTCCCCAGGCTTGCCCGCCGACGGGCAAGGCTCCGGAAGTTGTCCGGTTCGGTCCCCTCGTTCCCGTAGAATACGTTTTTCACCCAATCCTGAAAGGCACCTTCCAAAGAAAGGATATCTTCAGAATCACGCACCCTTTCGGGAAACCGTGCTGTGCGAAGGATACGATCATCTACGATCGATTCGCCCTCGTACATTTTTACCGGTTCTTGGATCGTGGAGGTACCGGATGAAATGACCGGAATGGCGCTGTTCGCTTTCGAGAAGGCGCCCTTCCCTAGCCGGGTTGCCTGCGTCTGCTCATTGTAGGTTCCGTGCGTAGCGGGAAACCACGGGCAGTGATCGAGAAACTCGTTGTTTTTCTGCAGTTCCCCTAGCAGTCCGGCCGCATCGGGATAGTTTTCCCGCTTCATGGCTTCCGCTAGGTTCATATAACTGTAGGAGGTTAAAGTACTCATGTAGCATACTCCTAGTTGGAATAGGATTTACCTGTATCCATACAGTACCCGGTTAGTCGTGTAGTTCCCGGTTTCTGTATTTCTACAGTCCGGTTCTACCACCGGTTAGTCCCTTCCCGGAGTATGCCCGCACCCCCCACCAACGGTAGGGGGCTTTACCTGTAGTATATACTATCTGTAGTGTTTGTCAAGGATTATTTTTTATTTTACACGCTTGATATAGCGTTTCTCAAAATCCGGGTGATAGGAAAAGAATCCCTTATTCTCCCAATTAAAGGCTCCCCCTTTAGATTCTGGATTCTTCCCTTCCTTTCCCGAATCTTTTCCCGATTCCTCTTTTTTATCTTTTCCCTCTTCCAGCAAGTCATCAAATAGGGCCATGTTATTTCCCTCCTCCATAGGTTTTTCGAAACTCTTCGGAATAGTTATTTCCGAACGCTCCTAGGCTTTGTTTGCTACGATCCGTATCGTTCCCCGCCACGTACCTCTCATCTTCTAGCTTTTCTTGTAGAGCGGCAAGGGCTCGCACAAACTTCTCATGGTACAGGATCCCTGATTCATTCATCTTTTGTATTACTTCCTTATCCTGTACGTTCTGGGTAAGAAACTTGCGATACAGATTCACTACTTTATTTCGATTGTTTTCATCGGGTTCTAGCTTGGATAGTCGCTCCATAAACTTTTCCCGATACTCGGCTTCCTTCTGTTGACGGGTTTTCCGTGCTCCCGTTTGCACCGAAAGAAACTCATCCAGTACCTGTTGGGCCTGTTTCGGGGTTAGGCTTATCTCGTGCGCTTTCTTCTTGAACGTTTCCGTAAGTGCAGAGAGGGCATCCTTCCCTAATTCCTGTTCGTACTTTTTTACATCTAAGGCGTACTTGTCCGGTGATTCCGGGATTCCTAGGGCTTTTAGGAATGCTTTCGCTTCCTCGGGATCCGGGTTTTTAGGATCCGGAAGGTACACCGCACGATCCGCTTTCCTCTTGTGGGAAAAGTACTCCTCGAATACGTCATTCAGTTTCTTTCCCTTTAAGGCTTTTAGTTCCGCTTGGTACTTCTCCCGCAGTTCCGGGGTGATCTGCTCGGAAAACTTCGGTAGTTCCCCCTCATCGTTTGTTGTCTTATCATTGTCCCCTTCTGCCCCAGCATCACCGGCCTTGCCGGGATCCCCTTCTTTTCCCGTTCCCCCGCCTCCCTCTGCTCCCTCTGGAGATAGGAAAATCCATAGTTCATCTTTCATTTGTTCCCCCTCTCGAACATTTGCTCTAAGTCTTTATCGTTGGCAATCGAAACGATCGCCTCGGTAAACCGAAATAGATTGGCCGCGGTGACAATCCCGCAGGATTGCAGTATCCAATTTGCAAGAGAAACAAGTTCCGGCTTTATGATGTTGGGATCATTGGAAAAGTAGCCGCACTCATTAAGGATTTCTGCAAGTACCGCCTGCCCGTACTGCGTGCAGAACGTCTCCCGGAATATTCTCCTTCTCTGCTTTTCATAGTTACTGTTTATGTCTTCTTGATCCGCTTCTTCACCCATTGTTTCCTCCTTGCTTTTGGGCTTGTAGCGCTAGTTGCGCTTCCTGCTGGGCCTGCATCATCTGTAGCCGGGCCTCCCGGATCTTTTGTACCTGTAGCTCGTCCAGGACTACTCGCTTGTCCATATTGTAGGAATCCGCAATATTGCGCACGTACGCATCTAGGTCTAGGTTGTCGAGGATTTCCGGCCGTGCCTGCGCCAGGGCCAGAATCTCCCCTAGTGCTTGCCGAGTACTTTCCAGGGCAAGGTACCTCTTCTGCATCATGGCCAGGGGGCTAATCATATCAATTTTTATTTCCTTACCTTTCAAGATAGGGGGGATGGGGGGAAGTCGCCCGGAGAATAACTCCAGAGCGAATAGGTCTTCTAGCACCGGCTCTAAAAACTCTGTCTGAATACGGCCGAAAAACGCACTCATCATCGCCGCCTGCTCACCTTGGATCCCGGAAACTTCCGTCGCGGTTTTCATGCGGTCGATATTTTGGGACAGAATGAGGAATAGGTTCGTGTAATAACTCTCATTAATGCTAGATCGCATGTCTTGAATGTCCGCATCTAAGAGAGAAGGATTTCCGACAATTCCCCGAAGTGCATAATCTTCGCCAGGTTTTGCATAGGTGATTCCGTTCGGAGTGAGTTTTAGCCGCCCCGCCAAGGTTTCACTCGCAATCACCGGTGGCCGTGCCATGAGCTGACTGATCCGGCCCCGATCTTTCCGCATACCATTCAACTGTTTGGCATTGTAGATTTCCAATTGTCCCGGGTTATTCGTGCCCCAGGGGGAGGATCCCATATCCCGGCTATACCGCCACACAAAAAACGGCTTGGCTGAATACCCCCCTTCTCGTACTACATGCCCTTCCCCTGCAAGGGCAATGGTAATGCTCACATACGGCTTACTTCCTTTCCCTACGTCCAGGTTGTACCGCTCCCGGGGGAAAATCGCCTGGAGGAATTTAAACTTTACATTACTGTTTCTTTCGAAGGCATTGCGGATTACCTCCGGTACGTTCTCGCGTCCATACTCCATCACCGCTTCATCTGGGGTGAGGGAATACTCACGGAATAGGGTATCCACGTCCCCATAGGCATTTTCTCGGATGTAGCAGGATCTTAAATGTAGTGTCTTATAGTAGGGGCACCCCCGTACTAGATCCTCTTGCCGTATCATCACCGAAGTTCCGAAGTCTGCTCCCGCCTTCACAAAGGCCCGGCCCTCATCATAGAAGTTACTTCGGGCAAATTGTCGATAAAAATGTTTTTCCACGAGTTGTAAAAACTCTCCTACGGCTTCGTTTGCCTGTAATTGGTCGTCTTCTAAGGCTAATCGAAACCAGGCTTGATTACGGGAAAATGCGTACCCTTGGATCCCATCGGCAAGTTTGTTGCTTGCTCTTTGCAGAGTGTTGTCGTACACTTCCCGCCTCTCCCCCACTTCCTCCTCCCAATCCATGGAGGGGTTGGCATAGGCGGCGATGTCTTTAAACAATTCCTCGTAGGGTTGCCGATCCTCTTTCATGTCTTCCCGCATCTGTAGAATCTTTCGTACTGCTTCCTTACTGATACCCATTGTATCCTCCTCACCAGTACGTGAATGGATTGAACGGTTCTTCTTCCCCGTCCGCACGTACCGGGATTCTTTGCTCTACATGTACGTTTTTCCCCCGGTTATACATAATCCACCAGGCCGCCATGAGGTAGCAGAGTACGTAATCGTCATGCTCCCCCGGTTCTGCCTCATACCGTAGCTCGCCGGTCTTTTTTCGTGCAATCGCCTTGAAGGCTTGAAACTGCCGGATAATTTCTTCTCTCTGGGGAAGGGGGGCCAATCGCACCCGCTTTTGCTGTAGGAGTACTACACCGGCCGTGATCATATCGTCCCGGGGAACATGCAATTCCCGGATCGCTCGCCCAACGGGATGTTCGGACCCTGCAAACACCGCCCGCCTCTCGCCGTACACTTCTTTCACCGTCCCCCCTCCTGTGTATAGAAGGGGGATCGGCTCAATCCCCGCCATCCGCATCAGGTCCACTACCGCTTCCCCTACCCCCGTCACGTCCACTAGAACGTCGGTATTGTGCTTAAGATCCCTGCGCTCTAGCAGATTCCGCACGATAGAAACCATCTGCGGGTAGGGCACCTGTGCCATTTTCTGTGCATGCACGATGTCGTAGAAGAATAGCGTTCTATCGGGCTGTTTTAAACTCGAAAGGCCCTCCACGATCAGGGGGCTTATCCGGATAATTAACAGGGTAAAGGGGTCTTGGCGTTTACCGGGGTCTACGGAAAGCACAAATTCATTCATAGGGTTATGAACTCCCCTTCCCTGTTAGGTACTATCTCCTGCCGGGGTATCAAGGGCTCCAGGCTCTTCCCCCGCTCTACCATGCTTTGCAGGTAGGTCTGCTGGAACAGGACGTCCTCATCCTCGATAAACTCGCAAAGGTATTCCCGACGAAACCACAGGCTTCCCTGCACCTCTAGTTCTTCCTCAAAGAATTTCTTTTCTCGGTGTCGATCACTCAGAAAACCGTGGATACCTTTTTTCTTACACTCCCTAATAAACGCTTTTTCATCAAGGGAGACTAGTTCATCATTATCAATTTCCCACGGCGCACGAACTAGTATTCGGTACCACTTCTCACTTTCCCACGCTTTGAAATACCATCCTTCCCGTGCCCGGGGGGTGGAAATAGCAATGAGGATACAATCGGGGTTATCCGTGAGCATGGGCCGGATCGTCTTGTACAGTTCGTCTTCGATATACGCCGCCTCATCAAATATGATAAGTCGGGGATTACTCTTGCCCCGCTTCGTCTTCGCGGTGGATGTATTTGCTTTGATGTAGCTACCGTTCGGCAGTTTTATATGCTCCACACTATCGAGTTCCAGTTTGGGATAGGTATCATCCCGGTAGATAAACTCCTTTAGCCGCTCGATGTCGTCTTCAGCCTGTTCTTGGCTGGGTCCATATATGAGTGTTAAGGCTTTTTGGTGCTTGGAAATGTAGGCGGGGATCCCTGCAGTTATGGTGGATTTACCGCACTGTCGGGCCCCTGTTATGAGGATCCGCTTTTCCCCCATCCGGATGGCATCCAGCACCCCAACCTGCCAGGAGTACGGTTGGTATCCCAAGGATCGTAAATATTCCCCCGGGTCCAGGGCATATAGCAAATCGGCTAGTAGGGCATAGGCTAAGGAATGCTTATGCATGGAGTCCTCCTAGTATCTTTTTTAATCCCTCCACGATCTTTTCCTGTACCTGCGGATAGCGGGCTGTTTCCCGCAGAATCAATGCTTTTACGTCTGTCCAGTGTTCCACGTTGTTTATAGTAACCTGTTTTACGATGAGTCCGTATATTTCGGATAGTAATTCTAGCTGTCGGGCAATGGATTCACTTGTTTTAATAATGAGTACCCGGGGATCCGCTATGTGCGCAACCTCGTACCCTTCCATCGATTTCCCCTTATCCTCAAGTAGTAAATCAAGCCGTATCTTTTTCTTTTGCTCGCCCTCGTAATAGATTACGTACAATTCATGGGCATGGGGTCCTAAATAGTATTTTTGGGGATCCTCTGGATCAAGTAAGTATTCGTGACAGGCATCGTAAAGCATCTGCATGCGCTCCAGTACCGTGTCTAAAATCCGAAGGATGTAGTCCCCATCACGCTTTTTCTGTTGAGATTCTACCGTGGCCGCTTTTTCCACTAACTTGTCGTGCAGGTATCGGTTTACGGTTGATTTCGATACCTTGTACTTCTGCGCAATGTCTCTTAGTGGTTTTTGATGGATCAGATCCCGGATGATTTTCTGTTTGTCCGGGTGGTTCTCGATGGTTTGCCACTTCGGCACTAGTACGGCCTCCAGTCCCTGATGGCGTCTACCATCTGTGGCGTAACCTTTTCTTTATACACTTTTATGTTCGTACCCGCATACACTAGGTACGGCTCTCCCTGCAAGGGTTTAATCACCTCAACTCGGGTAAGTTCTGTCTGTCCCCTGGCTTTGCGGTACGTCGGAATCGTAAATGGTCTACTGACCGCTCGCCCCGTCTTACTTTGCCTAGCCGCCTGTTCGTAACTATCTAAGTACGCCACTGCCATTCCTCCTCTTTTTTTCATGGAATCTCTCGATCAAGTCCGGCCAAAATAATGCTTTGAAATAGTACGGCTTGATCTCGGAAGGCTCTTTTTTCTTTACTTCGCCATACACGTAATTCAAATAATCTATGCCTAACCCATTGTTCGCTAGGTGTTCCTTTATGGCCTGTAGATACTCAGGGTCATACGATAGTCCGTATTTTCTCAAAATCCCCGCTAGTCCCTCCATTTTTCCCTCTGTTCCCCCGACGTTCCCCTGCTGTTCCCCCGACGTTCGCCCTACGTTCCCCCGAACCTCTAATTCCTCTTCTTCCTTTACTACCTCTTGCATTTTTAGGGAGTTATCCACAACGTGAGGATGCGAAATCGAGGGTGCGAAACACCCCTGTTTGTTTGTATTGTCTGTTTGTCCTGTATGTCCTGTATGTCCTGTATGTGTTGTTTTTTTCGGCGACGGTTCCCCAACGTTCCCCCGAACCTCTAAAACTTCCATATCATCCATATTCAAGGCTCTTTGCCGTCGCTCTCGGGCTTTCCTCCGGTCCTCGCTCGCTCGCTGGTAATCCTCACTGATGGTGCGGGAAGTTAACTTCCCTTCGGCCATCTCTAGCAACCCGCATTCATCGGGGTTTGTGAGAAAGGAAAGGAACTCTTCTAGATCTTTAGTGTTCATACGCATATCATTTGCCAATGTATTGCGATACAAAGGTATCGCTACCTCAAGGGCACACTCCGGACTGGATGCTATCCTTTCTAGCAGAATCCAGTACCTTCCGTAGCCCTCCATGCCATACTTGGCAATAAGGGCCTGTACCCTCGGCTCACGGGCGCTTTGTGCGGAGTGCGTGAACCAGTGTAAATTGTCTCTCACC